GTCACGTAATGTAGACTCCATATCGTGAAAAACATCTAAGACTTCTTGTCTAATCTGAACTGGACAGTTAAAATCGGGATAGTCATCCGGATCTAACAAGATCATCCAGTCCTTCTTTGGACCAGTCAAAGGAAACCCTTTGGATGTGTTCTTCTTCATAGCATCAATAAAACGAGCTCCATCACGTCCACAAATAATTTCCATCTCATTGAGAGGGATAAGTTCTTTGCGCGACCATGCGGAGAATTCGTCTGATTGAAAAGTATCAAGAAGAGGAGTGACATAATCAAGAGAAGCTTTCTCTAACAAATGTCCCTCAACCCCAACACTGGGGTTAGCGGAATAAGCTAAACTAGCTTGCCACATACGATAGTTGTTAAATTTGGGTCCCGCCCAATGGTTGGGGACACCAGTCACCTTAGTAACAATAGGAGAAATTCTAGTTTGATGAACAGTAGTCTTAGTATGAGAACTACGTCCAGAACAGGAACCTAAAACCTCCAATGTACTACCTAAAGGAAGGTAATTTAAAGGTGAATTAACATGAATATCAGTACCAGTAACGATGGGTTTATCGTACCGGGTGGTAGGAAAAGTACCCGCGCTATGCACGGGAAATTGACCGACCCATTTCTCAGTTTCAGAAATAAGTCTATCAATCATTGACTTGGTGACAGTCAACGCTAATCCATGTTTTTCCTTATCAATGCCGCGTAAATGAACGCCGGCAATACAAGATGTGGAAAACCTTCCAACTAGAACTCCCATGCACAATCCTCGAAAGGTTGCATAGGGTAGAACATACTTAAAACCAACTCCACCTGACTCGGAGTCCTCGCGATCGATTCTAATATGGTCTCGAAGAACCTCACCCTCCTGACTTCTATAAACAAAATCAGCAGTAGATGTGGCTACATTCAGACTAGCTGGGAACAAGTGTGTAATATCTGCATGTACACCTAGTGATGGTACACATACTAGAGCAAGATCCACTCCTGGAATGGTTGCAAGATAAGAAACACTTAAGATAGCACGGGCGCTGGAATTAAGCCGCATGCCATCATGACGAGTGAAAATACACTTCATTTCTCTATGTCCTTGAAACAAATGAAGCGGCAACAACGCTAGATTACCTCTAATCATGAGCATATCACAAGTCTGTTGTTGATCATCCTCGACAAAAACACCGTGATAAAGATTAGTAGTAATACGTCTAACAACTTGATCATGAGTCATGGTTTGATTACGCATATCCACATGTAAACTATCTACTTCCGGAATTGCCCAAGGATTAACCTTATCATCACGCAGTTGTATCTCCGCACGGTTCTTTGGAAGCAACCCTGATTGGTTCTGGGGTTGAGGATAATACACAACATCTGGTTGAGGATTAGGATTATCAAAGCCCACACTATGAGGTAACAAAATGTTTGCTTTCTTCCAAGTTTTCAACACCTTAAGAACAATAGCCAAAGTACCAAACATAGCTGTTGCCTTAAGAACATGAGAAGATTTGATCTGTTTCAAAATACTAGTAGTCGCATTATAGGATCTTGCGATAACATTAAG